CAAGAGTTTAACTTTTTATATAGTTAAACTCTTGCTGTAATTATTATTTTTTATTGAAATTTAAAATTATCTAATGGTTCTTAAACGAGCGCCACCACGAGCAGATTTGCCACCCCAATGCGGAAGGGTTTTGTTGTACTCGTTGCCTGGCTTGAGCGGAGCTCCACCCGATTCTTTTCCTGTACCAGCTCTCCAGAATTGATAAGCTAATGTAGCTTGTATTGTTGCTACTGACCCATTATCTTTAATGTCGTAAGCCGTATCAGCTAAAGATTGGATATAAACACCAAACAATGTATAATATCTCACTGGTTCCATTGATTTATCTAACAAAGCCATAGTTAATGTACTATTACTATCAGGTATATTATAACTGCCTTCTGAAGTGTATTCGTCAAATGTATTGAATGTTGCAGCTTCAAGAACAGAACGAAGATCGTAATTTTGATCGCAACGGAACTGTACTTGATAAGCGTTTGAGCCAGGATAACTAGCTGTACCAGGAACATTGAATTGAAGGCCCATGTACGGAACTTGTATATTGTTTATTGTTCTTCCTGGTAAAGCTGCTGTTTCGATATATGTTAAATGTTCTGGACCGAAATCGATATTTCCAAAGGAAATTAATCGAAATTGAAACAATCTAGCAAAATCGCGTTGAGCTGCTGTTGTATAGAATTTTTGAATAGTTTGTGAGTTAGCCATATTATTATTTAATTATATTGTTTAAATTAATTCTTGGAAGCTTTGTCCTGTACGAGTAGCAATGAAGTTTACCAAGATAAATTCAGCAGTTCTTACAGGTTTGAGATAGATGTCTATGATTAGCTCATTACGATCAATGGAATCAGGAGTGTTGTTTCTCTCGTCGCACACAATTAAATAATCGTATAAACCTTCTGTATTTTTTGCGAATTCAAACAAAGGAGTAATAACATTTTTAACTCTCGTACGAGTAAAGTCTGTGTTTGGTTCGAATACAAAGTACTTCATTGCTTTTTGTACTGCTCTCTCAAGAGTTAAAAACAATCTACGAACATTAATCCGATCAAAAGCAGTAGGTTTAGTCTGAAGAGTTCTTTGACCCCAAACCGTAAATCCATCTCCTGAGAAGAAAACAACTGGGTTTACAGACATTTCATATAATCTATCTCTTTGTTTTTGATTTGGATTAAAAGCAACATCTAAACATTTGAAAGAGCCTCTATTTAAGCCTGCTGGAGCTGCCCATGTGCTTGCTGCTGCGTCACTGCGAGCGTAAACTGCTGCAGCATATCCCGAAAACGGAAGCCACATTTTTCTATTCGTAAAGATATCCGGAATTTTAACCCAATTACCGTACATTGCTGCATAGCTTGATTCATATGCTGAAGATTCTTTTAACGGAGTGTAAATATTTGTTGTAAAGTTGGAACCATCTTGTTCAATTACTTTTGAATCTTTGCCTGAAATAAAAATTGGACGAAGAGGATCTAAAATTGTCATACAATCTCTACGTACATTTTCAGAGAAATCTATTAAAATATCAGCAACTGTTCTCCAGTCTTGTTGTAAGTTGCCAACAGTAGTAATAAATGTTTCGTCATTAAAGTAACCTGTGTTAGATTCTTCTGTTACTGCAAATATGGTGGAAAGTCCAGCGTCCAACAAAATATCAACCGTCGTGTTTTCGGGAGACTCTAACAAGCGTAGCGCTTTCTCTAACTTGTCTGGAACTGATCCAATTACTTTATTTGTTTCTATTGCTCTAGTATCAGGAGTATAAACTCCAAGAGGAAAGAGAGCTTTAGCAGAATCTAACACAGTGACTCTTGATGTAGGAATGTTTGAGTTGTAAGTCCAATTAAATGCCTGAGAAATTGCAGGATTAATAAACATTTTAATTGTACTCGAATTAGTATTAATTGAGTCTGAAATAAAAGCATTGCTTAAAATACCTCCGTTTGGACTAACTTCTCTTCTGTTATAATTGAATGACCCTAGATATTTTTCAGTTGTTGCTAAAGTTAAAAGCGAAGAGTCGGAAGTAGATCTGCGGATTTTGAATACTCCTAACGATAAGTGATCTTGATAGCCAGCATTTTCAAACCCAACAAAGCCTACTTTTTCTAAAGACTCTGATACTGAAGTTATACCTCTTGCTGAATTGACATCTGTAGCTGAAAGAGCGAAATCTAAGCGCTCATTTTTGACTGTAAAAAGGCCAGTAGTAGATGAAAGAGAACTAATTGAAATTATAGAATCAAAGTTAGGAGAGGATATTGACGTAGCTGTATTATCAGCGAACCCTATATAATATCCTTCTGAAATTTCGTTAATTACTGTTTGCAAATCATTTAAAATAAAAAATCCTGCCTTTACTGTAATACTGCCTGATGTTGTAACGTCTGCTGCTGAAGTACCATTCACCGTAACGTAAGTGTCTGTCCAAGTAAAATCTCCTTTTATGAGTTTTTCGTAGTTGCTTGCATTTAATGTGACATGTTTCGGAGCGCCGATTCTCCATTCAGCTGAAACTGAAGGAGAGTTGCTTGAGGAAAGCATCGGATAAAATAACCCACTATAAGCATTCGAAAAAGCAGAGCCTGCATTAGCTCCGTATGGCAAACGAACTGTCGTGAGAATCGCTGGCGAATTTAAAACTTCTTTGCAAGAATAATAAAAATATTTTTCAGCTGGAGTAGTCGGAAGACCATAAATTGCTTCCAATTCACTTGCTGTTGTGATGTATAAAGGTTCACTAACAGGTCCTTGAGAGGCAAATCCTGGAACAACAACCGTTGTTCCTGTGGGAATCTCTGCTCTTAATGAAAGATCTTTTTCTGTTATTTGAACGCCTG